ACACGCGCTGGCAGAAGATCCTAAAGAGGCGTGTGGTGTCTTGGTTAACGATTCATATTTTCCTTGTAATAATATTGCAGATCAGCCTGATAATGATTTCGTCTTAGATCCTAAAGACTATTTAAAAGCAAGAATGAAAGGAAAAATTCAAGCAGTTATTCATTCACATCCCAAAGGAGGAAAAGCAAGCCAAGCAGATCACAAAGCTTGTTCACAGCTAAGATTACCTTGGCACATCTATTTAATTCCACAAGATAAATGGTTAACTATCAATCCCTCTTAGGAAGACAATGGAAATATGGCAATCAAGATTGCTATGGATTGATCAAGGATTATTTCAAACTTTTAGGTGTTCAACTTCCTGAATATGAAAGACCAAAGAGTTTAGAAACTTGTGAAAGTATCTTTTTAGATCAAGCAATGAAAGTTGGATTTAAGCAAATTTCTTTTATTAATCGTGCTGTAAATGACGTTTTAATAATGAAGATAGGGACTCAAGCAGCAATGCACGCTGCAATATTATTACCAAATGCAAGGATCTTGCATCAGAAGCAGGATTCTTTATCCTGCATTGAGCCATTTAACTCTTACTATGTAAGGAGAACAGAGGCAGTTTTTCGACATGATGCAACGAGTCGTTCTTCTAGATGAACTAGGGGAAAAATTTGGCTCAGTGCATGAGTACCACAATCTTAGAACTCCTGCGGATGCGATAAGGCTTTTAATGATTAATTATCCTGAGTTTGGTAAAGACTTAGCTGAATCAGGTGAAAAGGGAATTGCTTATAAAGTTGTTCAATCAGAAACAGAATTTGAGTTAGAAGATATGTTGCTGCCTTTTGGCAGTAAGGATTTAATTATTACACCTGTGATTACAGGTAGTGGTAATAATCCTGTAGTGAAGATTATTGCTGGTGTTGCCTTAATCGGTTTAGCTATTGCAACAGGTGGCGTTTCGTTGGGTGCTACGGGTTTTCTTGGTGCGTCTGGTATTCCATTAGCGGCCTCTTATTCGGCAACAATGGCGGCGATTGCAGTTGGTGGGAATATTGGTATTGCTTTAACTCTTGGCGGTATTGCCCAGATGTTGTCACCTCAACCTGACGAGATGTCAATGTTAAAGCCGGGGTCAAGTGTTACGGATAACGGTCCTCAGTCTTTAGTTAGAGGATCAGATGGGCGTCAATCTTATTCCTACAGAGGCGCAGTCAATTCAGTTGGAGCTGGTGCAACAATCCCTGTAGTTTTTGGAAAAGCCTTAATTGGTAGCCATATCGTTCATGCAGATATGGACATTACAGACGAATCAGATCCTTTAACTGATTGGGTTAGACAACCCGGCCCCGACACGATGAGGATTCAAGGTGAAAGCTTAGATTCTAGTTTTAAAGACACTTCTGGGATGCAATCAAGAACTGTCAGCACTAGAGATATTAACTCTTTTGGAGGTGTTCAATATTTATCTAGTCCTGAAACAGTTGATTTGAACGATAAGTCAGAGCAAAGAATAGGAAGTGGTAATTTTAGAGCAGAATTTAGTGGTAGTACAAATGTTTATAAGTTTCAAATTGCGTTTAGATTAAATAATGGTTTGTATAACGAAGTAGGAGGAGCAGGCTCAACAAAAGTTGATGGCTTTATTACTCTTAAAATTATTACTGAACGAGATACAGGAAAAAGAGTAACAGAGGTACCTCTTACGATACAAGGTTTAATGTCTGGTTCTCAATCTTATTCATGGGTTAATTGGTTTACAGTAGGAAAGATTCCATATAAGGATTGGTATAGACTTTTCATCCAACCTGTTGATTACAGTGCTGATTTGAATGTAAATACGTTAGAAGTTCTTAATTTTGGTTACTACCTTATTAGATAAAAATGGGTTTAAATTCAACGTCTACGATTAAAATCATTGATCTACTTTGTGAGGGAGTAATTGATGGAATTATTGGAGCTAATAAAGGAGTTTATTTAAATGAAACACCCATTGAGGCATATGATGGGGAAAGGAATTTCGATACTGATTCTGTTGGTTGGGATTTTAGATTAGGAGGTGCAACACAAGGAAAACTTAGTAATTACTTGAATGATGGGACATCAACAATTACAACGGTTAATGTGGAAGTTGGTTCAAATTATAGTGAGACGTTAAACGCAAGCAATGAAGTTTCTTCAAGAGATTATGGTGGGGGAATTGTTGTTAGACAGATAACAGACACAGACATTGAATCGTTTCAACTTATATTTTCTATCCCTGCCTTATTTTCTACAGCTCAGGAAGGATTAGCAAAAGGTCAATTATTTAATGCACACGTACATTTAATAGTTTATATTCAACCTCAAGGAGGTAATTATGGTAAATATTGGCAACGTCATATTACAGGAATTTCAACGACTGACTATCAAGTAAAAACCCCGAAGATTGAATTACCCGGAGTTGGCCCGTGGAATATAAAGGTGCAAAAGAAAATAGATCACGAAGAAGATTATGAGATTAAATATACACAATTTGATGAAATTTCAGAAACAACACCATTAGCGACAAGTCGAGGAAATAGAGTTTTTTGGACAAGTATTGTTGAGAGGCAAGAACTAAGAAATTCATACCCTAATACTGCCTGTGTTGGTTTAAGTCTTTCAACCAAACAATTCACATCGATCCCAACTAGAGCTTATTTAATTAGGGGAGTAAAAGTTGGTGTACCACATAACACAAATGTTAGAGAGGATGGAAGTTTAGATTTCCTTGAAGATTCTCCTTTTGACGGGTCACTTCATACACGTTGGACAACCTGCCCTGTTTGCATTTTCTATGCAATGCTTACCAATAAAGTCTGGGGCGCAGGTGATTTCGTCGACTCTTCTAGTTTGAATTGGGTTGATTTATATCCTCTTTGTCAATATGCAAATCAATTAATTACGAACCCCGACGGGACAACAGAACCAAGGTTTGCAATGAATACAGTTGTGGGAGATAGGGCACAGGCTTATCAAGTTCTCAGGGATTTAGCAAGCACCTTTAGGGGCATGACCTATTGGGCAAGTAATGCAATACAAGTAACTGGAGATCATGGAAATATAGATGGTACTGACGTTGCACCTGTTCATCTTTATAACAATTCAAATGTCACTGATGGCTTTTTTAATTATTCAGGTACGTCTTTAAAAACAAGAAGTACTTCTATCCGAGTTAGATATAACGACCCTGATAATTTTTATAAGCCTAATTTTGTTGTTGTAGAAGATTACGATTTAATCGCTAAATATGGTTATCAAACAAAAGACATCGTTGCTTTTGGGTGTACATCAAAATGGCAAGCTCAAAGAATGGGCCGTTGGATGATGGCGGCGGAAGAATTAGATCAAAAAGTAATTAGTTTCTCGACAGGTCTTGAGGGTGTTGCAGTTTTTCCGGGTCAAGTTTTCGCGGTTGCTGATGAAATGATTGCAGGTGTGAGATTAGCGGGAAGAGTATCAAGTTCAACGACTACAGCAATCACTTGCGATCAGACTATTGTTTTGCCTTCTGGGACAGGTCATCAAATGACTTGCATTATGCCTGATGGTGATAGGGAAATAAGAGATATTAGTTCTGTCGCTGGAGCTGTTGTCACTTGTACAGCATTTAGCGCAGCACCTCAAGCACAATCCGTTTGGTCAATATCTTCTAGCACAGTTACAGAACAGAAATTTAGATGTTTATCTATTGATGAAAATCCTGACGGAACATATGCAATTACAGGAACAGAATTTAACGATTCGATTTATTCAACGGCTGATAGTGGAACAGATCTTGAATATGATGATGTAACAGTATTCGATGAGAATCCACAGGTAATTACTAATTTAAGTTGGGCTTTTGCTGAAGTAAGAATTAATAATAATACTGTTAATAGAATTACTTGGAATTGGTCAAGAGGTACAAATGGTTCAGCTATTCTTTTTGATCTTAGATATAAAATAGGAGGAGGTAATTACACAACAATAACAACTACTAATACAGTCTTTGAAGTTGATAGTTTAGCGTCTGGAACAACATTAACTTTTGAAGTAAGAGCCGTTGGACCTGCGCCTGTAAGTAAAACATCACCTTGGAGTTCTCAAACAATTACTGTTCCTTCTCCTTCTTCAGGTGGTGGCGGTGGTGGTGGTGACGTCCCCCCCCCTGTTGTTGCCTTGCCTCCTGATCCCAATGGTGTCAGTGTTCAAGCTTCTAGTAAAGATGAAGTGACTTTGAGGTGGGATGGAAATCCTACAAATTGGGGCGGTAACGTTTCAGATTTAATCACAATTATTCGTCATTCAGACAAAACAGACGGCACAGGCACATGGGCTGATTCAACACTTTTAAGAGAAGTTCAAACAAATACTGACTCTGTTGTTTTAGATTTATTAGAAGGCGAATACATGGTTAAATTTAAAGATAAGAATGGTAATAAAAGTGCTAATGAAACAAGTGCAACGATAAGTTTACCCGATGCTTTACCTAGATTAGATCAAACAGTAAGACGAGAAGATACAGACAGCCCACCATTTCAAGGCCAAAAAGATAATGTTTTTTATTCCGATGAATATGACGCTTTAGTTTTAGATGGTACAGATTTATGGGATGATCATGCAGGAAATATTGATACATGGGGATCAATAGATTTCCTTGGTACTCTTAACAGTTCAGGCACTTATTACTTTAATAATGTTGTTGATTTAGGTGCTGTTTTTACTGTTGTTTTCAAAAGGAAATTAACAACTAGGGGTTTACTTCCAAACGATACAATTGATGATCGTGCAACAAATATGGATAGATGGTCAGACTTTGATGGAGCCTTAGCAGATGAAACAACAGCAAATCTTTATTTCAGAACAAGCAACGACGCACCTGCTGACGATGACATTATTACAGAAGATGGAGACAAGATTTTACTAGAAGATGGAAGTAATACAGAACAAGAAAGCTCACAAACTTATGGTGTATGGACACCGATGGAATCAGGAAGATACACAGGCCGAGTCTTCCAGTTTAAAGTTGACCTCTCAAGTACAACAGTTGACCAAACTCCTATTGTTGATGAGTTAGGTTATACGCTGCAATTTGAAAATAGAACAGAAAGTAGTTCAATGGCTTCTGGTGCAGGTGCAAAAGCTGTTACTTATACAAAAGCTTTCTATCAAACACCAAAATTAGGAATTACAGCAAACAATCTAGCTACAGGGGACTATTATGAAATCAGTTCTGAATCAAGAACAGGTTTTACTGTTCATTTTAAAAACTCTTCTGGCGCAAGTCAGGATAGGACTTTTGCTTACCAAGCCAATGGCTATGGGGCTGAAGGTTCTTAAAATATCATCAAATACACCTCAAAACCTTTGCGACTACTAAGCTATGGCAACTCATGACTACGTACTAGCCAACCAATCAGGCTCAAGTTTTCGTACAGATTTAAATAATGCTTTAGCTGCGGTTGTCAGTTTAAACAGTAATAGTTCTGAACCCTCGACTAAATATGCCTATATGCTCTGGGTTGATACGACAAATAATTTAGTTAAGCTTCGAAACTCTGCTAATAATGCTTGGATCACTTTATTCACAACGGCTGGCGGTCTTGATGTTGATGCAGCGTCAAATTTCAATGAGGATGTAACTTTTACGGGTGCTTCTGCCAATGTTACTTGGGATAAGTCAACAGACGATTTGATCTTTAATGACAATGCAAAAGCAATATTTGGAACAAGTTCAGATGGCTTAGAACTTTTTCATGGGAGTAGCCAATCTTGGATAAAAGATGTCGGAACAGGCAATCTAGTAATAGATACGGATGGGACACAAGTTTCAATAACCTCTGGTGGAGCTGCTAAGACTTGTGCAAGATTTATAAAAGATGAGGGGGTCAAGCTCTCATATAATGACACAATTAGATTTGAGACAGTATCGGACGGAATGAGATGGACTGGACATTGTTATGCAAATGATAATTACAAATTAAGACTTGGAACGGGTGAGGATTTTGAACTTTACCATGATTCATCCCATAGCAATATAATTAATAAAACTGGTAATTTATATATAAACGCTTCTGCTAGTGATACTGCAATTGTTTGCACCCCTAACGGAAAAACTTCTTTACATTATGATCATACCTCGCGTTTCGAGACGACAAATACAGGTGTTCAAGCTAATGGAAATATAGTTGCACTTACTACTGGTAGTGCAACTAGTACCTTGACACTAAAGAATACCGGAGGAGGTTCAGACGCAACAGAACTACAAATACAAAATGCCACAGATTCACCTGCCGATGGTGATCAAACTGGTTATATACAACTTTCTGGATATGATTCGGCTGGAGATATGACAATATTTAATGCAATCATTGGATATATGGATGATGTAACAAACGGCACAGAAGATGGAAGTCTTTATTTTTATTGCAGAGATAATGGTAGCTTTAGTCAAAAGTTAAAGATTGCATCAGATGGTACATTTACAGGTTCTAGTTCTAATGATATTTCTGATCAAAGGTTAAAAGAAAACATTGCAACTGTTGTTGATCCAATTACAAAAATAAAAGCATTAAAAGGTAGAACATTCACATGGAAACCAGAGGCGAAATTACCAGCAGGTACTAAGTACGGTTTTATAGCTCAAGAAGTTGAAGCTGTAGTATCTGATCTTGTTGATAATAAAAATGGAATTAGGCAGTTTGACAAAGATGACAATTTAATACCACAAGATGAAAAGGCAAAAGTAAACATGGATGAAGGTACCACGGAGGCAAAGTCTATTAATGCGCTTGGTGTTGTCCCAATATTAGTAGAAGCATTAAAAGAGGCTTTAACAAAAATAGAAACATTAGAAACTAAAGTTGCTGTTCTAGAAGCTGCTTAACCGCACTTGTCACCCTTCTAAATTCTTTTTATATTACGAGGACATATTAAAAATACATGTCAACACCTCAAGAAGAAAGAACAGAAGTAAAAGCAAGGCTTGATTCAAATCTTTCTAAGCTTCAAGAAATACAGGTACAAATCAAAAAGTTACAAGATGAAGGGCAGGCATTAACTCAACCAATCCTTGAAGATCAAGGTGCTTTAAAAGTGCTTGAAAAATTAATTGGTGAACCTAACACCTAAAACTATTAAACTATTTACAAAAGGTTTTTTAAAATGGCTATTTCTTACACATGGGAAATTAATGAAAGCAATATGATTTCTGATGTTTCAGATGGTTTTATAAAAACTATTGTATATCGAGTAAAAGGTATGGATGGAAGCACTGAAAAAGCAAGAGCAACAGGACAGATTACATTAACAAAACCTGAATCCTTACCAACTGGCTTTATTGCCTTTAATAGCGTAACTAAAGCCAAATGCTTGGAATGGGTGAAAGCTGATTCAAATGTTGACGTAACAGCTATAGAAAATGGATTAAAAGCTCAAATAGATTTAATTAATACACCAGCAGAAAAAATTGGCGCACCTTGGAGTTAAGGGATTAAACTAAAAATAAAAAATGGCAGATCGCAAAATAAGTGCATTAACAGAGTTAACTGCACCTGTCGCTGATGATGTAATTCAAATACTTGATTCAAGCGAATCATCAAACTCAGCTAAGAATAAGAAAATACAATATACGACACTATTACGAAACCTACCGTCAGGAACTAACACAACACCTTCTTTAGGTTGGTTGGCTGATAGTGGTGCAACGGGTCTTTATAGATCGGCTGCAAATACTCTTTCTGTTTCTATTAATCAAACGTTAGTCGGTTCGTTTCAATCAAGCGGTTTTCAATTAGGGGCAGGAACGCCCGGTGCTCAACTTCATTTATTTAGTACAGATACAACCGATCAAGTCATTATTGAAAATAGTGACAATGGTGGAGATACGGCACCCGATCTTGTTCTTTTTCGTAATTCTTCCACCCCTATTAATGGTAATAATTTAGGCAACCTTGTTTATAGAGGTGAAGATTCAGGCGGCAACGCTCACGACTACGCATCAATTGCCGCGTCAATTAAAACCGTAACCAATGGCGCAGAAGATGGCATTCTTGATTTGATGTCGTCAGCGAGTGGAACACTTGCCAGCAGAATAAGATTATCAGCAGATAAAGTTGGCTTTGGAGAAACAACACCTCTTTACCCTGTTCATATAACAGTCGCCGGAGCTGGTACAGCTTTATGGGTTGAATGTAGTGCTAACGATGCAGGTTCAACGGCTGATATAACTTTGTTTTCTAGAAGGGGTGCTTCTGGAGCTGGTCAAGATAATGACATTCTTTCAACTATTTTTTATCGCGGAAAAAATGATAATGGAACACCTGAGCAAGTAGATTATGCCGCAATCGAATCAAAAATAATTGATGCAAGTGACGGGACAGAAGACGGGCAAATAAATTTCAAAGTCCAAGATGCAGGAACATTAACAACTCAATTCTCTATTGATGCAGATTTATTAACTGTTGGCGATGCTGTAAACATTGCAACGAATACAAGTACAGGAACAAAGATCGGAACTGCAACAGGTCAAAAGATTGGATTCTGGAATGTAACGCCAGTAGATCAACCCGCCGCCGTTACTGATTTAACGGTCACGGCTTCTAGTGGTTCTTTGCCTACTCCTAACGGATCAGTGACTATTTCCAACGCTGCCAGCCCAACTAATGCAGAGTTGCTTGAATATTGCGTTGAACTTGAAGCGAAGCTTGAAGCTGCTCTTGCTCGCTTAAGAGAGACGGGTTTAATTGCAACCTAAGAATTAGGTGTAATGGTAACAATGCAACTAATCCCATAAAAAGGATTAGAGTTGTATGAGTTACAGCTTTTAAAATAGCTTCTTGTATCATGCAAAAAGTTTTAAACATTATTAGTGTAGTTTCTTTTGTGCTTGTAGCAGCAATCACTGGTGGCGGGATTTTTGGGTACCTCTACATCACGAATGAAGAGAATCAAGAGAAGTTAAAGCAGCAATTGATTGAGCAAGTTACTGGATCGTT